TTTTCACATTAATAGTATCCATAATATTTAAATTTAAGTCTAGACCAAAATCTTCATCTAAATCATAATATAATGTAGATTTCTTACTATTCTCTTTTTTATCTTTTTTATCATGTAAAACACTTGTTTTTTCATCTGCTTCACTTTTTGATTTTGATTTAATTAATACATCTTTATTATATTTACTATATTTATTATTTTTAATATTTTCTGCAATACTAGAAAATATATTTTTAAAATAAAATAATAATAATTTTATTGAATAATATTTATTAATATTCATAAAATCAAAATCAATATTCCCTTCTGTTCCAAATGTAATTTTAATTTCAATTCCGTATAATAGAGAAGCAGTAATATCATCTTTTATTGGATTTTCAATTAACGAATCATATATTTTTTGTAATGCTATGTCATCAATTAAAAATATTTTTTTACAAACAGAAAATAAATTAGATATTAGCTTTTCTTTATTTTTATTGTCCTCATGTTTTTTAATGTATATATTCATAAAATGTGTAATATGAGAATAACTATAAAAATCTTTTACTTGCTTATAAATTAATGTAATTGAATTTGTTCCTTGTTTTATTAATATTAATTGATTGCAATTTGTAATTTCCTTTATTAATCTTGAAATTAATAATTCAGTATCTAATTTATTATTATTCTTTATTATTTCACTTTCGGTTTGTAGCTTAAAAATATCTATTTTACTATCAATTATAATATTACCATCAAGCAAAGTTGAGTAATTATTTATATTAACATTTTCATTAAAAATATTATTAACATTTGGAAACTGTAAAGTATGTGCTGTTATAAGAGTTTTTATACGTTTAATTGTAGCATTTACAGATTTTAAATAAAATAATAATTTATCACTATTTATTTCTATTTTTTGTTCATCTTCAAAATAAACAATTGTATAACCATTTTCATAAAAATCAATTGTTATAATAATAAATGTATTATCTTTTGTAAATTTATTATCTAATTTCCATTTCCATTGTATATATTCCATGTTTTTAGCTTTGAATTTTATATTAGATTTTGCCTGAACTAAATCAGTTAGTTCTTGATAATTGCTTTTCTGTAAAAATGATTTATTAATTTTAAGATATTTTACATTATTTCCACTATTACTATTACTATTACTATTGCCATCATCAGCTGAAATATATTTTATAATAGGATGATAATAATTCGTAGCAAGATAATTATATAAATTTGCTAAATTATATTTAACTTTTAGTTTATCACTTAAAGATTCAAATATAATATTTTTACAATAGCATCCAGTAAATAATAAAATAGAATCATTATAGATTTGTTTATTAAAAATGTTATGTTGTAATTGTTTATTTATTGTGTTATATATTTCATCATATGTTTGTGTATATGTTTGTGTATATGTTAATTTTATTTTTTGTTTTTTTTGTATTTTATCATAATTAATTTTAGTATTATATATATCAGGATAATAAAAATTAATTATATCATTTTTTATTTCTATTTTACTAAAATTATGTTTTTTATATTTGTTGTGTTTTTTTATATTTACATTATCTTTCCCATCGTCTTTCCCATCGTCTTTCCCATCGTCTTTCCCATCGTCTTTCCCATCGTCTTTCCCATCGTCATAAGAATCAATATTATAATTTGTTTTATTTAAAGAATATGTATTTATAATTGTTTCCATATCATTTTTATATAATATGTAGTATTCATTATTTATTGTTTTATTATAATCAATTAATGTTTTATATATAAAGTCTGGTTCATTAACAAATGTAATTGGTAAACTAAATTGTGGTTCATTATATTTGGCTATATCATGTTTTTCATGTTTTTCATGTTTTTCATGTTTTTCATGTGTATCGTATATAAATTTATTTACAAATCCTGCTTTGTTTTTATAATATTCTATTAAATAGTCAATATTTTGATTATTATAATTATTATATTGTATGTTTCCAGATATATGAATATACTTACTTGTTAATATTATAGGAATATTCAATAATAAATGAAACATTTCATCGCTATTAATTATTTCATCATAATTATATACTTCATCATTTGTAAATTGTGATTTACTAGTTTTATATTTATCTGGTAATAAATGCATTATTTGATTTTCTATATCTATTTTATTCATAAAAGTAATATCGTATAATTTTTTAAAAAATGTTTCATTATCAAGTTGTGTCTCATCCTCAAAAATAAAATTAATTATATCAATTGTATTTCTATAATTTGTATTTTTAGAATATTTATACAATAAAGTATTTATTGGCATGTAATTGTACAATATTGTGTCATTTGTATTTGGTGGTAAAATATAGGTTTTCATAGTATCATACAGTATTATACGAATATGCTCAATTGGCATATTTTCCTCAATATATTTATAGATGAAATAAACATTATAATTCTTTATATTACCAATTTTTGTATAAAAATGGGGAATTTCTAATTCTAAATCTGCATTTTCATTATTTGTTAATGACTTATTTGTATTGTTTGTATCTTTTGAAAGTTTTGAAAGTATTTTTTTTATTTTATCATTTTGTTCTCCAATAAATATGATTTTTGTTTCTAGTTCACCATTTTTGATAGATTTTATTATAAATTTATGTATTGATAAAGCTTTTATTGATTTACAAAGACCTAAATCAATTTCTTTCATCTTATCTTTTATTATCTTATACAATAGATGTTATTTATATCTAGATGTTATTTATATCTAGATGTTATTTATTTTATACATATATAATTATGTTAGAGTTTTTATCTTATCTTAATCTTATCTTAATTATAAATAGTTTTTATTATTATCTTTATACATATTAGATAAATAACAGATAAATAATAAAACATAAAACACAAAACACAAAACACAAAACACAAAACATAAAAATGATAGAAATTGTTAATGGTATAATAATTATTTCCCTTATAATTATAATTTATAAATATTTTGAAAAACAAAGCTACGATGTTGTCATGGTAAAATCACAGACAAATGGTAAGAATTATTTAGTTCGTAATTTAGAAGATAAACAAGAGGCAGCAAATTTATTAGGAACAATCGCTAATAAACTGGAAAAGCTAGTAAATATAGTAAAAACTACTGGATATGAAAAAATATATGAAAAATACATAAAAAATGATGTTGACATTGAAACTGGAGGTGGTAGTGGAGATGGTAGTGGAGCTAATGATGATAATAATATTAATGAAGGACAAACTGGCGGTAATAGTTCAAAACAGAGTCTAGAACGTGATATTAAAATGAAATTGAAAGATGATATTGCCAGATTAGTTAAAAACTTTAACTCTGATGCATTTAGCGAAACAACACCCGATAATAAATATACATCATACTCAGTTAATAAAGGAGAAAAAATAGTTTTCTGTTTGAGACAAAAAAAAGAGGGTGAAAAGCTTGTAAAGGAAAATATTATGTTATTTGTAAGTATACATGAATGTGCCCATCTAATGACTAAAAGTGTTGGACATGAACCAGACTTTTGGTCTAATATGAGGCTTTTACTTAAAATTGCAATTGATAATGGAATATATAAGAATATTGATTTTAATAAAAAACCAGAAGAATATTGTGGTGTTTCAATAAGTGATTCTGTTGTGAATAAGTGAGTACGTGTGTTATTCTTATTATAATAATAGTTTTTTTCTAATATTGTAAAAATAAAAAAAAAGATTTATTTACATCGTTTACATGATTGAAAACACTTATTATTAATCAGCAAAATCAAACTTATTTTCGCAATCACCATTTGATTCAACGTCCTCATCGCTACTAGACTCTTTGCAAAAATTAGATAACTTTAATACAAATGAGCCGCTGTTTGGTTTGCTGTAATCAACCGGTTCATTTGCATGTGTGGTATCAACAGATTTGCTATTAGAAACAGACACAGACACAGGCTTATTGTTGGTTCGAGAGATTCTTGAACTAATTGGTCCACGACTATTTGGAGGAATACTAGAAACACTGGTTTGATGTTTGTGAAATTTAAGTTTAGCATTCAATTCTTTGATTTCAACTGTTAAAATTGTGTTTTTATCACGAAGTGCAGATTGATCTCCAATAAGCTTTGCTTGCTCTTCAATAAGCTTTGAGATTTCTTTGTTAATATTCGATATTTCGTTTGCAAGAACATCTTTTTTTTGTTCGTTAGCTCTCCATTCTATTTGAGTTTGGTTTATTTTACATATGAATTCTTGTACCTTTATACGTCCAGCTAGATATTGACTATTATCTATTGGTCGCTTATCTATTGGTCGCTTATCTATTGGTCGCTTATCTATTGGTCGCTTATCTATTGGTCGCTTATCTATTGGTTGCTTATCTATTGGTCGCGTATATGGATTAAAACGCTCAGTTCTTTCAGTTGGAATACTTTGATTTATGTTTCTATAACCATCATAATGACCATGACCATGTTCTATAGGAAAAGATTGTCGATGTATAAATTCCTCCCGTAGATTTATATTTCCTCCATTGTAATATCCATTGTAAGGTTGAAAAGGTTTATGAAAATCTCTTTCAAAATTTGGGAGAAGTGTATGTATAGGATTAATAGGAAAGTTTCTAGGATTTCTATTGCGAATAGCCATGATAAAATAATATAAAACTAAGTTCAATTGATATTGAATAATAATAATAATAGTAATAATAATTATATAAAATACTAATATTTTCAATTTTTTTATATTTTTATATCTTTTTACTATTTATCATAATTAATCAATTTAAAGCAATAATTAACTTACAATATATATACCTAACCTAAAAACTTACAAAAACCCGTCTCCAAAAACCCGTCTCCAAAAACCCGTCTCCAAAAACCTATTACCTTACTCTACCATATTACCTTACTCTACCATATTACCCAACCCTACAATATTACCCAACCCTACAAAATGGCTGAATTAAATGAATTTGTAGCTCGACAATTTGTTACTGTTAGTTTTGAAGTAGCAAAACATTACCATCAATCAAAAATATTTAATCAACCATTATTTTATCTAGGAAATAATCTGATACAATATATATATAAATTTTCAAATAATACTAAAAAATACAATGAAAAACTAATAGATAATAAACTAGAATTTGAGATAGATACAGATGTAACTAATACTAATAATATTAAATTAGAAATGAGTATATCTGAATCTATAGGTTCTGAAAACAGTTCTATTAATGATATAAAACTTAATATGATTCTAGACCGTTTTAATACACATTTAAAATTTAAATATGATGGTGTAGAATTTACTATTAAAACTTATAAGAATGAATCTAATACCGCTGATTATGCGAATACTAATTTTAGTAAAAAAGAAATGAAGGGCGTACCATTTCCATTATCTCATTCAGAATATACTGAATATACTAGATATGAAATAACATATAAGTCAATCTATTTAGAAAAATTCGAAACATTTGTAAAAAATAGTATTAAATATTACCATACACATTTTGAAGGATGTGTTGAAGATAGTGATAAAATTACAATGTGTATTAGTAATGATGATGGTAGTTATTTTGAACATCTCGGGAGTCGTAATAAACGTTCTTTAGATACAGTATATTTGCCCCATAAACAAAAAACTGATATAATAAGCGATTTAACAAAATTCTTAAAACCTGAAACAAAAAAACGCTATGCAAAATTAGGTATTAACTATAAACGTATATATTTACTAGAAGGAGTTCCTGGTAGCGGAAAATCTTCCTTTATAATGGCTTTAGCATCTAAATTTAACTATAATATTGCTATTGTAAGTTTTACACCTAAAATGACAGATGTTAATTTAATTAGAGCATTGCGTTCGTTAAATGATAAAGAGAGAGACCGTGATAACAATGATAATTCCAAAAAATTCTTTATAGTTTTTGAAGATATGGATTGTATTTTCAAAGCACGTAAAAGCAATGATGAATCAAAAAATGCAATTACATTTAGCGGTCTATTGAATGCATTGGATGGTATTACAACTAATGAAAATCTGATTTGCTTTATTACTACAAATTATAAAAACAATTTGGATAGTGCATTAATTAGACCAGGAAGGGTTGATTATATTATGAACTTTGATTTTGCGAATAAACAACAAATTACAGATATATTTAAAATATATACATGTGAAATCTATGATTCAATTGTTGAATCATTACAGATTGATAAAAAATGTAAAGAGTTTTATGAAGCATTGAATGAACTTAATATACAAATAACTACAAGTTTATTACAACAATATTTAATGAAATATTTAGATAAACCGGATGATGCAATTAGTAATGTTGATGAACTAAAAAAAATGTACGAAGCAAGCAAAGTTGCTCTGGAAACTGGGGATGTTGGCTTATACAACTAAATAAGTTTTGCAGGATTTGCCAAATCCCGCGCGCAAACTCTAAGTTTTGCCAAAACTTAACCAAACGCTAGGTGGGCTAAAAGCCCACCAGAATTTATTTAAATTCTAAGTTTTAGGCTAATTTTTTTATTTTTAATTTTATTAATTTTAACATTTTTTATTTATTTTTTAGTTTTATAAAATTGAAATTATTTTTCTAATTATGATTATTAAAATTATAAAGTCAGTAATACAGAAATACAGAAATAATACAGAAATAATACAGAAAAATGGCAGCCCATTTTACCAGAATGTTTATAAAAGATATAAAAGATAAAAAAACTACGAATAAGATGGTTCTCTGGTTATCTATCGAAGCAAATAAAAATAAATTATTACCACAAATGCCATTTGAAATGTGGAAACATATTTTATCATTTGTACCAGAAGAAAAACGTAAAGATGCAGTTATTCTTGGTAATAGAGTAGTAATTGTTTCCCATGGTGGTGGATTGGTGAGAATTCAATCAAAAAAATGGTTTATTAGGGAAAATGGGATTAAGGCTTTGGATAAAATACATATAAAAACATTTGGTTCAAAAC